CTACTTTATACTATATTATACTATATATATATATATATATATATATAGTATAATATTCTGTTATTTTTTATAAATTTCCTTTGTTATTAAAACAAAAACAACCATAAGAAAAACAACTATAATAAAACTAAATCTCTTATATATTGTAGGAAAGTTTTGAACTATATAAAGGTAAACAATAAATGTTGTTGTTAATAAATAAAGGAAGTAAAAGTGTTTCATACATTTTCCTTAGATACGTTATGAACAACTCTTCCTATTATTTCTGCATTTTCAGATTCTTTTAAAATTCTATCTTGGTATTTAGGATTGTTAGATACAAGTCTTACTGTTCCATCCCAATCTTTAATAACCTTTTTAACAACTAATTCATTCTTGTTAAGTCTTATAACAAATACTTTATCGTTAATAATATCTTTAATGGAATCATCAACTAAAAGTAAATCTCCATTCTTAATTGCATCTTCCATAGAATCACCTTTAGCTTGAATAATTGATAAGTGTTCAGGTCTTACTCCTAGAATATTCTTTAACCATCTAATATCAAAATACATAACTTCACTTTCAGGATAGTCAGGTAAAGTTTCACCTAAACCAGCAGAAGCTTTAGCTGAATAAAAAGGAATAGGGATAATATTGTCATAGAATTTATTTAAATGTTCATATTGAAAAGTCTCTCCACTTGCTGTTTGTGTATCCCAGTCAATACCATAAGCTTTTAGAAATGCTAGTTTAAAACTTGAAGTAATAGGTCTTGCTTCACTTTCATACTGTGCTATTGAAGCTTGTTGTATGCCTAATATACTTGCAAGAGCAGCCTGTGATAATCCTTTTTCTTTTCTGAATGCTTTTAGTTTTTCACTGTCTGTGGCCATTTTATACAGTTCTCCTATTAAGTTTTGTAAAACATTACAAAAGTTATTGACAACTTATTACATTTGTTATATAATAGAATTATAGGTTAAGAGAAGTTTGCAAATATCTCCTACAAGTGGTAGGGAAGGACTTACATTCAAGCTTCTCCTTGACCAAATTATAACAAAATTGCAATCAAATGTAAAGAAGGTTTATACAGGAGAGAGTGAATTATGGAAGATAAATATACATAATGTTTTGCTAAATTTATTGGTCAAGTAGGGCTGTGTACTCCTTTCGACTTTTAACGTTCTAATGAAACATCCTTATGTGTAATTTAAACCAAAAAGCACAGCCCTTTTTCTTTATGTAGGTAAATTCCTACAGGGATTTTTATATGCAAAATTGAGGAGAAATAAATATGGCAAAATCTTATGAATATAATGTAAACAAATATATCTTTGAAGATAGGAAAAATGAAATCCTAGCACCACTTCCTAAGTTCCACTGTGGTTGTTGTGAGAAGATGAAAGACCATAGGTGCAGTGTATTTAATAGGTATGTTGATTTAACTCACAACAAATGTTATAAGCACTCACTTTATTCATCTGTAACCCCTGATAGCATAGATGATGTTCTAGAAAGCGAGTTATTTGGGCTTTGATACCTTGTTATAAATCAGGGAAGCTAACTAAGAGAGAAAAACAGATATTACTTTTGTTATATCAGGGGAAGAATGAAAAGCAAATAGCAAAAGAATTGTTTATAACACCAGCAACAGCTAGAACACACATCAATAGAGTTTATAAAAAGAAATATGTAAATGGTCAATGTGAGTTATTAGCTCACAAAATTAAAGAATTAGGGTACATCATAAATGAATTTATTGGAAAACCAAATCAAACTGGAAAAAGAGATAACACAATGCTCAATAGAGCATTACAGGAGAGAGATTGAAAAAGCTAAACAAAATAAAATCTTTGGCTGTACTCCTGTTGCTTCTCAGTTTATCTCAAGAATCCTTGAAGATTATTCAAATATGATAGATGGCTACTTACACGATTTCAAGGAAGGTAAAGCAATAAAATCCACAATAGCAGCAGATGTTATTACAAGACTTGGTGATATTGATGTTGTTGCTTATCTAACAGCAAAAGTTATTTTAAACTCAATGTGGGCTAGACTTCCTATTCAAGCTATGTATAAAGCAATAGGTCAAGCTATTGAAGATGAATATAAGATGAGAGAGTATAAGGGTGAAAATGCTTTTTACTATAAGACTATACAAAAAGACCTTAACTCTCGTGGAGCAAAAGCAAATAGGAAGAAGAATATCACAACTGGGGTATTCAATAAGAGATTAAACTTCCACCTTGATAGGTGGACTCTAACTGAGAAATTTCAGGTAGGTTTAGTTCTCACTCACTTATTTGTAAAATCAACAGGACTTGTAGAATTTGAAGATGTTTATAAAAAGAACAGACACTATAAGTTCCTAATACCTTCTAAAGAACTTGTTAAGTGGGTTGAGAATATGAATGAGAAGTTAGAAGTTATGCAACCTCTATTTCTTCCTATGATATGTGAACCTAAAGAATGGACAGATGTTTTAGAGGGTGGTTATATTAGCCCTTACTTAAAGAAAAACAGACTTATTAAGAATAACAGCAGAGACTATCTTAAAAAGCTTGAAACAGCTGAAATGCCTATTGTTTATGAAGCAATAAATCATCTGCAAAATACTAAATGGCAAATAAATAAAAGAGTTTTAGAGGTTGTTAAAGCACTTTGGGAAGAAGGTAAAGCAATAGCAGAATTGCCTGATAGGGAAGATGAACCCCTTATCCCTTACCCTTACCCTGAAAGAGGTAAAGCAAGTGAGGAGAGCTGGAGTATGGAAGAGATTGAAGTTATCAAGAAATGGAAGAGAGACACCTATGAAATCCATAAAAGAAACATCCAAAAAAGGTCAATCAGACTCCTTGTTGCTCAAATTATTAGGATTGCAAATAGGTTTGTATCTTATGAAACAATATGGTTTCCATATCAAATGGATTTTAGGGGTAGGTTATACCCTATACCTGTTCTTCTTCAACCTCAAGGTAGTGATTTGGCTAAAGGTTTATTGCATTTTGCAGAAGGTAAAAAGGTTGATAAAGATTCAATAAAGTGGTTACAGATACATGGAGCTAATATGTATGGCTTCGATAAGGAAAGTTATGATGAAAGAATTAAATGGACTAAAGACAGAACTGATGAAATCTTATCCTATGCTCAAAATCCTTTACTCAATAGAGGATGGGCAGAAGCAGACAAACCATTCCAGTTCCTTGCGTTTTGCTTTGAGTATAGTGATTATATTGCTAATCCTGATGAGTTTAGCTCACATATACCGATTCAGCTTGATGGAACATGTAACGGATTACAGCATTATAGTGCATTACTTAGAGATGAAGTCTCAGGTGCTGCTGTTAATCTCATAAATACACCAAAACCAAATGATATTTATAGTGTAGTTGCTGATAAGTTAAAGGAGAAATTAAACAATGTTAGAGAAACTAATGGACATAACCTTTTATGCAATAGGGTGGATGCTAATACTAATGTTTTGGATAGGAATACCCTTGCTGATAATTGGCTTAATCTTGGAATCAATCGTAAACTAACCAAAAGACCTGTTATGGTTTTACCTTATGGTGGAACATTACTTGCTTGTCGTGAATACATTGCAGAATATCTAACAGATACCTATTCACCTAACTTTATATGGCAACACTTTGGGGTAGGTGATAATCCAAATGATTGTACTTTTAAAGTGTCCGTATGGTTATCTAAATACCTTTGGGATGCTATACAAGAGACTTTATCATCTGCAACAAAAGGTATGGACTATTTAAGGAAGGTTGCAAGAATTGTAACTAAGAAAAATCACTATTGTGAATGGCTAACTCCAGCTGGTCTGTTAGTACGTCAAATCTATAATGCAAGAAGGCACAAGGAAATTAAAACTGAATTATTTGGAAGTGTACTTAAAACTGGGGTAAACATAGATACAGATGAATTAGACACTCAAAGGCAGTTAAATGGAATCTGCCCTAACTTTATACACTCACTTGATGCAGCTTGTTTAATGCTTTATATCATCAAATGTAAAAGAGCTGGTATCAATAGTTTTATGACAGTTCACGATTGTTATGGGGTACATGCAGCAGACACAGACCTATCTGCAAAATTTTTAAGGGAAGCTTTTGTAGAAGTTTATAGAGAACCTATCTTAGAGAACTTTACAGCAGATGTATTAAGTGAAATTGAAACAGATGATAATGAGCTTCCTGAATTGCCTTCAAAAGGAAACCTAGATATAGAAGAGGTACTTAAAAGTGAATACTTTTTTAATTGAGGAGAGAAAGATGGAATATACAAGCTATGAAGATTTATTTGAAAAACTTGGTTATAGAAAATATATACCAAAATTGGGAAGTTTAGGTAAAGCCCTTCTCAATGCAAGTAGGGGTCAAAGGTCGGACAATTTCTTAAAAAGATATTGGGATTCTTACTTTACTAAATTAAGACAACAAAAGAGGAAAAACAATGTACAAAAATAAAACTGCTGACTTAATTTATGAGCAGATGCTGAAAACCACACCAAAACAAGTATCTCAAGCAGCTTTAAGGATTATGAACTCAGTTCAAACTGATAAGGTATCAAACCAAATGCTTGGGCTAGGAGCAGCTTTTATATGTATGCTCCATCAGTATGGCTTAAACCATGTTGATGTACTTGGAATGGCTGACAATATGGTTTATTCAGGTGAGAACAACAATATGACACCTGATTTCAAGGCATTACAGAACTTTATGAAAAACGAATGGGAGATATAAAATGACAGAAAAACTTAAAAATGTAAAACTTAAATACATTACAGGTAAAGGTACATTAAAAGGTTTTATCAGTATTCTTACACCATCTCAAAAATATGATAACTATCAAGCACACATTTTGTTATCTAAAGAGGAAGGTGAAGCACTGGTTAAGAAAATGAAAGACCTTCAAAAACAACAATTTGAACTATGTGGTAAAAAAGGTAAACTAGCAGACCTTCCTTGTGTACCTTTTACAACTCAAGATGAAAACACAGGTGAAGAAATACCTGATAGTGAAGGTAGATATATTCTTAAAACTTCAAGAAAAGGACACAACTCTAAAGGTGAAACAATGCCTAGACCTGTGGTAATCAATGCTAAGAAACAACTGGTAACAGGTAGAATCAATATAGGTGAAGGTACAACAGCTCGCCTTATGGTTGATTTAACAGGTTATAAAGCACCTATGGGAATTGGAATTTCAGCTAAACTTCTTGGCTGTCAGATAATAAACCTTGTTGAATACTCTTCAGGTGGCTTCTCACTTGATGGTTTTGATGAGGAAGATGGCTTTGATGGTTTAGGTGAAGAATTTAAAGTAGAAGATTCCACTGCATGTGTAGAAACTGAAGAGGAAGAAGAAGATTTCTAATGGCTAGGGCTAAACACTTATCTTCAAAACAAGTTGGCTTGATGTATGGATTTAGGTCAGGACTAGAGGAGAAAGTTGCAGAACAGTTAAGGAAAGAAGGAATAGACCCTAAATTTGAAACCTTAAAACTTCCTTACAGAGTGGAAAAAAGATGTACCTATACACCTGATTTTCCAGTAGGTAAAACAATAATCATTGAAACTAAAGGAAGATTCCAAACAGCAGATAGAATGAAAATGCTAATGGTACAGAAACAATACCCTGATTATGAGTTTAGATTTATTTTTAGTAATTCAAAAGCTCGTATCTCAAAAGTATCAAACACAACCTATGGTACATGGTGCGATAAAAATGGTTTCAAATATGCAGACAAACTAATTCCACAAGAGTGGATTCAAGAAATTAAAGGAGAACTGAAATGTTTATAACAGATTTATTTAAAACAATGAGTGCAGTTAAAAAACTAAATAAGTTTATTGATAAGCACGAAAACACAACTAAAAAAGTAATAGCAGAAGTTCAAGAAGCTTTAGATTTTCTTCAAGAACATAAAGAAGATATTGAAGCAAAAATTGAAATGGTTAAAACAATATTATCAAAAATTAAAGGAAAGAGTAAAAAATAATGTCTCAAGCACATCAACCTTGTCCTAGCTGTGGTTCAAGTGATGCTTTGCTTATAAATGATGATGGTTCAACTAAATGTTATTCTTGTGGGAAGTTTACCCCAGCTGAAGAGGATAGCTTCTCACAAGTCTCACCTTTTAAAGAACTACCACAAGACTTCCTTAAAGGAGTGGCAAAAGCAATACCTGAAAGAAAACTCAATCAAGACACATGTAAAAGGTATAGATACAATACAACCACATACAAAGGAAGAGAAGTACAAGTTGCCACATATAGAAACCTAAAGGGTGATGTCAAATTTCAAAAGATAAGATTCACTGATGAAAAAGAGTTTTTTATTGTAGGTAAATTTGAACCATTACTTTATGGGATGAACTTATTTAAAGGCAATAACAAAAAACTTATCATCACTGAAGGTGAAATTGATTGTCTTTCTATCTCACAGGTAATCAATGGCTATCCTGTAGTATCAGTTCCAAACGGAGCAAAAACAGCTGTTAATGCTATTAAAGCAAATATTGAATGGCTGGAACAATTTGAAGAAGTTGTTTTTTGTTTTGATATGGACTCAGCTGGTCAAGAAGCTGTTAAGGAATGTGCAGCATTACTCACAATAGGTAAAGCAAAGATAATGAACTTACCTTTAAAAGACCCTAATGAGATGCTGAAAGCAGATAGAGTTGATGAACTATATAAAGCAACTTGGAATGCACAAGAATATAGACCTGATGGAATTGTTTGGGGTCAAGAACTGTGGGAAGAGATAAATAAACCTGTATCTTATGGTCTAAGTTATCCTTTTCCAACCTTAACAGAACTAACTTATGGTATCAGAACATCTGAAATGATTGTATTTGGAGCTGGTACAGGTATGGGTAAAACAGAGTTCTTTAAAGAGATTGAAGCTCATTTACTTCTTGAACACAAACAGAAAATAGGCATCATTCACTTGGAAGAACAAACTAAAGACACAGTTCTAGGACTTATGAGTAAACACTCAGGAATCAAATTTCACCTTCCAACAGCTGAATATACAGAAGAACAAAAGAGGAGAGCATTTAATGAAACAGTTGGTACAGATAGAGTATTCATCTATGATGGATTTGGTACAACAGACCTCAAGACTATTAAAAACCAAATTAGGTATATGGTTAAAGGTAAAGATTGCAAGTTTGTATTTCTTGACCATATCACAGCTCTTGGGGATAACCTTGAAGATGGTAACAATGTTAATCAATATATGCGAAAAGTTGTATCTGAACTCGCTAACCTTACGAGGGAACTTGATTTCACATTATTTACAATTTCTCACCTACGAAAAACAGATGGAAAAAAGCCACATGAAGAAGGTGGGAGAGTCCATTTGGATGATTTATATGGAGCTGCTGCTCTCAAGCAGTGGGCATCTTATGTCTTTGGGTTGGAACGTAACCAGCAAGCTGTGGACACAGAAACTAGACATACAACAACACTTAGATGTCTTAAAGACAGATATACAGGACTTGCAGCAGGTCAAACCATAAAAATTAAATACAACGCAGAAACTGGAAAGCTTTATGAAGCTAACCTTGAAGAATTTAAAGAAGAAATAACAGATGAGGATTTTTAAATGAGTGAAGTTTTAAAATCAATAGAAAAAATACAGGAAAAAGCACATAACAATATAAAAGATATGTTGATAAGACAGTTTCCTAATCTGTACTTCTATGTCTCACCAAAAGGATTCCTTAGTGTTTGGGCTAAGACTAAAGAAGGAAGAGATGGAGCTGGGGTAACAATAAGACCTCAGATAAATGTAGGTCAGATTTTATCACATCAGTGGGTACTTTTAACTAAATTAGATAAAGAAATTGAAATAGTTAGAAAACAACCTAAAGATTATTTCTTTTGTACTGAATGTGGTCAGGTTAAACCTATGAGTGAATTTGAGGAAAATGTCTTTGCTGGTTATTACTGTAAAGAATGTGCTAAAAAACCTGAAATAGCAAATATTATCAATGAATCACATAAGAGAGGATTTTATGACTAAGGAAGAAGAAAAAGAAGAACTAACAGGAGACATCTGCCCTGTATGTGGTTTTCCGATAGTTATTGAAGAAGGGCTAGAAGTTTGTTACAGATGTGGCTGGTATAAAGGTTGCGAACAGATAGGATATTATGAAGAATGACACTAATTTTTGATTTAGAAACAGACGGATTATTAGATAAAACAACAAAGATTCATTCTTTGGTTATCTATGATACTGAGAAGGATGAGTTGATTAGTTGTGCTTGTGATGGTAAACCTTATTCTTCTATTACAGTAGTTAAAACAGGAAAAGTTTATCCATCTATTTATGATGGCATAAAACTCCTTGAAGATGCAGATGAAATCTCAGGTCATAACATAATCAAGTTTGATATTCCAGCTATCCAAAAACTATACCCTAATTGGAAACCTACAGGAAAAATCTTTGATACCCTTCTTATGTCAAAATTAGTTTACCCTGATATAGGTGAAATTGATGATAAGAATATAAGAAGAGGTAAAGATTTTCCTAAGAAACTAAGAGGTAGATACTCTCTTAAAGCTTGGGGGTATCGTTTAGGCGAACTCAAAGGTGATTACTGTGAGCAAGAAGGTGCTTGGGAAAAGTGGTCTTTAGAGATGCAATCATACTGTGAACAAGATGTTAAAGTTACAACAAAACTCTTTAACCTTTTAAAATCTAAAAACATCTCAGAAGAAGCAATAAACCTTGAACATACTTTTGCACAGATAATTTTTGAACAAGAAAGAAGAGGTGTTTATTTTGATAGAAATAAAGCAATAGAGCTTGCTTCAAAATTGACAGCTGAAAAACTTACTCTTGAACAAAAACTTAAAGAGGTATTTCCTGATAAGACTATTGAAGAAACCTTTATACCTAAAGTTAATAACAAGACTAGAGGTTATGTTAAAGGTGTACCTTTTACAAAGCAAATTACAGTTGAGTTTAACCCACAATCAAGACAGATGATAGCAGATGCTCTTATATCAAAATATAATTGGCAACCTAAAGTGTTATCACCTACAGGATTACCTGTTATCAATGAAGAAGTTATTGATGGTCTTGAATATCCTGAAGCACCTTTACTTAAAGAATACTTCTTGGTAACAAAAACTCTAGGTCAGCTTGCAGATGGGAAAAATGCTTGGTTAAAGCTAGTTTCCTCAGATGGAGCAATACATGGAGCAGTTGATACCATAGGAGCAGTTACAGGCAGATGTACCCATAACTCTCCAAACCTTGCTCAAGTGCCTTCTGCTGGTTCTTTTATGGGTAAGGAATGTAGAGAACTCTTTAGGGCAAGAGACGGCTATAAACTTGTGGGCTGTGATGCTTCAGGTTTAGAGCTTAGATGTTTAGCACACTATATGAATGATGAGGATTATACACATGAACTACTTAATGGAGACATACATACTAGAAACCAAAAAGCTGCTGGCTTATCTACAAGAGCAGAAGCCAAAAGATTCATCTATGCCTTCAATTATGGTGGGGGAGATACTCTTATTGGTTCAATTATTGGGGGAGATGCAAAGGCTGGAAAAAGAGTTAAAGAGAAATTTCTTAAAGGTTTACCCAAACTGGCAAGTCTTATTAGACGAGTTCAATCAAGAGTTAAAGAAAGAAGCTATCTCAAAGGGCTTGATGGAAGAATCCTTAAAGTCAGAGAACAATATAAAGGTTTAAATGTTCTTCTACAATCAGCTGGAGCAATAGTTATGAAAAAAGCTTTGTGTATTCTTTACTGGGATTGCATGGTTAAAGGGTGGAAATTAAACGAAGATTTTGCTTTTGTGTTGAATGTCCATGATGAATACCAAGCAGAAGTAAGACCTGAGCTTGTTGAAGAATACAAAGTAATGGCAGTAAATGCCATAAGGAAAGCTGGGGAATATTTTAACTTCAGATGTCCTTTAGATGGTGAAGCAAAAGTAGGAGATAGCTGGTATGACACACATTAAGGAGATGATATGCCAACATACAATCTGAAATGCCCTAAATGTAAACATAAATGGTCAGCTTTTATGTGGATTAGGGAGAGAGAAGAAGCAAAATGTCCTATCTGTGGAAGTAAAGCAGAAAATGATTATGAAGCAGATGATGGAACAGTTTTAATTAAAGGAAAAGGATTTTATCAGGAGAGTAAAGTTAGATGAGAAAATGTCCAAGATGTCAAAGAGTATTGCCTGAAACAGCATTTGCACCAAATACAAGACACTGCAAACTATGTAGAAGAGACTACGATTGGCAATACAAGTATGGAATTAGCCCTGAGCAATACCTTGAAATGTGGGAAGCTCAAGAGGGTAAATGCAAGATATGTGGAAAGAAACTTCCTGAAGGTGAATATCTTTGCATAGACCACGATAAAAGAACAGGAGAAGTCAGAGGACTTCTATGTAAGAGTTGCAACTGGGGTTTAGGCAACTTTAAAGATAACCCTAAGAGTTTAGAAAAAGCAATAGAATATTTAGGAGAGAAATGAGAACAGTAATTATTGATGGTGATGTGTTAGTTTATAAAGTAGCAGAAGCTGTGGCAGATACTTTTGAACTATCAACAGAAGAAGATGATGAATTTATTTATAGAAATATAGGGTGGGCTAATAAGGAAGAAGCTATAAGAACAACTGAGAGTATATTAGATGATATATGTACTAGATGTAAAGCTCAGAAGTTTGTTATCTGTTTATCTGATATGAATGGTAATTTTAGGAAAAAGATAAACCCAACTTATAAAGGAAACAGAAAATCTATTAAACCTATGCTTTATGAGTTTTTAAGGAAATATCTAAACTCTAACTATAGAATTTATGAGAAACCTAACCTTGAAGCAGATGATGTTATAGGAATCTTAGCCACAAGTAATGTTATTAAGGGAGATAAAGTTGTATGGTCTTTAGACAAGGATTTCAAAACTATCCCTTGTAAGTTTCACAGAGCTGGTGTTAATGGAATTGACACAAGCGAAATCATCACACAACAAGCAGCAGATTGGTGGTTTATGTATCAAACTCTAAAAGGCGATAGAGTTGATGGCTACGAAGGTTGTAAGGGTGTTGGTGATGTAACAGCAAGAAAAATCTTAGGTGAAATAGGTGAAAAGTCCTTAGAAGAAATGTGGGAATTAGTTAAAAGTACCTATGAAAAAAGTGGCTATACAAAAGAGGATGCTCTTTTAAATGCTCGTATGGCAAGAATTTTAAGAGCAGATGATTATGATTTTAAGAAGAAAGAAGTTAAATTATGGGAGATATAAAAATGTGTCATAACAAAACTAAAATTGAAACTAGACAAGTATGGGATGATAAGTTTGGTATGATTGATAAACCTTGTGGTTTCCAAACTGAAGAAAAAGAATGTGGTTGTGATATGCCTGATTCAATACATAAATGTACTTGTGTTGGAAAAGAATCTAAATGTAATCAACATGTAGTTATTCAAGGAGTAGGTCAAGATGCTCCTATAGTTACAAACTCAAAGGGTGGTAAACAATCTAAATCACCTGTATCAATGCACTTAATAGACCCTAGTTATCTTAAAGAATATTATAGAGATGCTATAGAAAGTGATGAAGATGATGATTCAAACAACATAAGACAAGCAATAGTATATATTGCTGAGTTTATGGAGAATACAGAGAAGTATCTATTATTAGTTGCTATGGATGAACTAGCACCAACGCAACAAGCATTTAGAGTGGCTAACATCTTACAAGAAGGAGCTAATAAATATAAAGTAAATAATTGGAGATTGATTCCTCAAGAAGAACACATCAATCACGCATTGATACATCTAACAGCACATCTTGAAGGTGATACTCAAGATAACCACATAGACCACGCATTATGTCGTTTAATGATGGCTTATGCTACAGATGTAACAGAAGGTTTCAGTTATACAGAGTACATAGAATAATGAGGTTTCAGTATGATGATGTCTCAGATTATACAGATATATACGCAAGTGTTAATGATGTCTGTGTCTTATGTAGGCATTTTGATGTGTGTCCTTTGATGGAAGCAATAGGAAGTAATCTAGTCTATCCATCAGCAGATAAACTCACTATAGCAGAATGTCCTATGTTTGAAATGGAGACGATAGAGGAAAGTGAAAATTAGTATTGTAACAAAACTTCATGAAGAAAGGTAACAATTTATGCTAGGACTTATGACAATAAAAGAACTTGCAAAAGAACTAGGAAAACCTGAAAGTACAGTAAGGACATGGAAAAGGAGAGGTGATATACCACCTTACATGTTCAAGGAAATTGGTGGAACAGTTTTTGTGAAGGTAGAAAAGCTAAAAGAATGGCTTGAAAATTAAACATGAGGTGGTAAACATATAATATGACTATCAAGAAAAAGAATGGTAAATATTATTGTAGATTCCAGCTCAATGGAGAACGGCATCACTACTTATGTAGTGGTGCTACTTCCATTAAGGAAGCTGAGAAAATAGAAAATGCCTTTAAATATAAGCTACAACAACAGCAGAATGGGGTTATTCCTAAAGAAGAGAAGAAGTTTTCTTTTAATAGGTTATGTGATGTGTTCTTAGATTATTCTAAAATAAATAAAAAAAGTTATAATCAAGATAAATCAAGAGTTGCTCTTATTAGAGATTTCTTTAAAAATAGAAGATATATTCAAGATATTAAGGCTGATGATATTGAAAAGTTCAAAGCTTATTTACTTACGAAAAATTTATCTAAAACAACTGTAAACAGATATTTAGAAGTTTTAAGTAAAATGTTTAATATTGCTGTTAATAATGAGTGGATACTAATAAATCCTATAAAAAGAGATATGAAGTTTCCATTAAAAAACTATAAAGTAAGGTATGTAACAGTAAATGAAGATAATGCTATATTTAATGCTTGTTCTGAAGATTTTAAACCTCTTTATATAACAGCTTTAAACACAGGTTTAAGAAAAGCTAATATTAGGCTTTTAAAATGGGAGAATATAAATTTAAAATATAGAATTATTGAGCTAACTGAGAATAAAGGTAATAAACATATTAAAATCTATATCAATGATATTCTTTATGATTTATTTAAACGACTTCCAAAAACTTCTGAATATATTTTTATTAACTCAAGAACAGGTAAACCTTTTAGTGATGAAGGTATGAGAGATGAGTGGAATAGAACCAAACAAAAAGCAAAAGTACATGATTTAAGATTCCATGATTTAAGACATACAGTAGGAACTAGATTAGCAGAACAAGGAGTACCTGTACCTGTAATTAAAGAGATTTTAGCCCACAGCGATATAAGAACTACTATGAGATATGTTCATTCATCTTCAAGTCAGATGGTAAATGCTATGAATGTTCTTAGTTCATATAATTAGTATTCAATTCAAATCATAAAATGGACACATACTGGACATAGTAAAAAATATAAATCCTGAAAATACAGACATATTAAGATAAAGCCAAACAGAGAGGGTGGGATTCGAACCCTATTATATAAATAATATTTCCAGTAAAATCAACTATTTTAGCCATTATGAATTAAATACTAATTATATGAATTAGCATATTAAGTGGACACAGAATGGACACAGAATAAAATCGCTCACTGTATATCGGAGAGAGGGAAAGATATGGGTCAAAACAATTATAACTACCCTAAAATATCTAACAGACTAATTGAATGTCTTGAAAGAGATTTTCCTGATAAATTACCTAGAAACTATCAGGATAAATTTGAACTAGGTGTTTTAATAGGGCAACAACAAGTTATTGACAAATTAAAGAGTGAGAAACACTACAATGAGAGTGATTTCTCTTTATAGGAGATTATTATGTGTATTTTTACGGCTATATTTGCAGCCATAGGTACAGCTGTTGGTGCTGTAGCTTCAGCTGCTAGTGCTGCTGCTGGGGCTATTGGTGGTGCTTTTGGTGCTATTGGTTCAGCTATAGGTAGTGGTCTTTCAGCTATAGGTAGTGGTATCTCGGCAGCTGTGGGTGGTGTTTCATCCTTTTTAAGTACCCCATTATTTACTATAGGGGGTGGAGTCCTGACATCATCAGGTGCTGCTGGTACTGTTGTTGGTGGAACTACTGTAACAGTAGGTGGAGCATTGGCAGCAGTTGGAACTGTTGGTTCAATAGCAGCAACCACACTAACAATGTATCAGAGTGCTAGAGCAAGTTCAGCAGCACAGGAAGCACAAGCTGAACAAATAAGAAAACTGCAAGAAGCAGCACAACAAGGTAACTTGGAAGAAAATAAAACAGTTGGGAGATTACAAGAAAATTCAAGAATAAACAGAACCCTTAGTTCTTTAAGAATTTCAATGCTTCCTCAAAAGAAAAATGATGAAGCTCTTTTACAAAATGTATATGGTGTTGATTCAAACAATGTAGTTACACCTACACAGAATATGATGGGGTTAAATATAGCACCATCAGCAGCATAAGGAGAAAATTAAATGTGTATGAGTACACCTAAATCAAGTGGTACAGAAGCAATTATAAATCAATTAAATCAAAGAAATCAAGGAGCAACACTATCTACTGCTAAAGTTGCTTCAACAACATCTGAAAAGAAATCAAATAATCGTAAGGTGAACTCTCTAAGAGTACCTTTAAAAAATACAACAGATACAAGTACAACTGGGGTTAATACAACAGACACAGTAACAGGTCTTAACATCCCAGTATAGGAGATAGGATGGAAGTTAAAAAGTATGAGAAAACTTTAGCTGATGAATATCAAAATATGAAGCTAGATAGACAACCTTATTTAGAGAAAGCTAAAGAAGCAGCTAAATATACAATTCCATCTTTAATAGCAGATAGAGATACTAAGAAACAAAGTAAAAGAAATGTAAAAATAATTGAAACACCTAATCAATCAGTAGGTGCTGATGGTGTTAATAATCTATCTGCAAAAATAACAACAACTATGCTTCCACCTAATCAAACATTCTTTAAGTTTTCAATGGATAGAATCAGTATATCGCAACAAGCAACAGTTGAAGGTGCTGATAAATCTCAATTTGAACAAGATGTTAATAAGGGTTTATCTATGATAGAAAAATCTTTATTAGAATACCAAGAACAACTTGGAGATAGAGTAATTGTTGGTGAAGCAATCAAGCAACAACTTGTTGCTGGTAATGTCTTTTTATTACATGACCCTAAAGAAGGTTTAAGATATTACCCTCTTGATAGATATGTTGTTAAAAGAGATTATTGTGGAAATGTAGTTAAAGCAATAACAGAAGAAACAGTTAGTTTTTATGCTCTTCCTGAGAAGATACAAGATGAAGTTCTTGTTAAGGTATTAGAGAAGAGACAAATGAAAGAAAATGATGAGTCAAAAGCTAAACTTAAAGATGAAGAATTGACTCTATATACAGGCTTTAAAAGGGAAGGTAAGAACTGGGTAATAACACAAGAGGTTGAGGGTGTTAAACTTGATACAGGTGGTACTTACCCTATTGAAATATGTCCTTTTATGGCTTTAAGATATACAGCCATTGATGGTGAAAGTTATGGAAGAGGTTTAATAGAAGAATACATAGGTGATATTTCTTACTTAGATGTTTTATCTAAAGCAATAAAAGAAGCTTCACTTGCTGGTTCTAAATTAGTTATGTTAGTAAACCCTACAGGTATAACTAAAATTAAACACCTATCTGAAGCTAAGAATGGTGGTTTTGCTTTAGGTAAGATAGAAGATGTCCAACCTTTACAAGCAAACAAATATTATGATTTACAAGTAGCTCAGGCTGAAGCTGATAAGATTGAAAGAAGATTGAATAGAATCTTTGTAATGAAAGCAGCAATTCAAAGGCAAGCTGAAAGAGTTACAGCAGAAGAAATAAGAGTGATGGCACAAGACCTTGAAGAAGCTTTAGGAAACTACTACTCAATTATGTGTAAAGAGTTCCAAAAAGCTTACGTTAAAATTACCTTCCATCACTTAAAGAAAGAAAAAGGTAAACTTCTACCTGATTTAATTAGAGATAAAGCTGTTAAACTTACAGTTACAACTGGTTTAGAAGCTTTAGGTAGAAGTTCTGACTTAAATAAATTAGTTATGTTTTGGGAGTTGATGGGAAAAGTTGCTCCTGTGGCAGCACAGTTAGGTGGTAAAGTTGAACCTATTGCAAATACTATTGCAGCTTCACTTAATTTAGATATAGAAGGTTTCTTCTATAGTGAACAAGAACAAGCTGAAATGCAAAAACAAGCTCAACAACAAGCTTTATTAGAGAAAGCAACCCCTAACTTTGTTAATAAATATGGTGATGCCATGATGCAGCAACAAGAACAACAAAACCAACAATAAGGAGAATTTGATGTCAAGAAAAAATGAAAAACCTTCTGACATTGACCCTAAGATTAAATTGATGCTTGATTTAATGAAAAAAGAAAAAGTAAATGAAAAAGATAAACAAGCAAAAATTTATAATGCTATGGAAAAAATAGAAATTATTAGGAGTTAATTTATGGCAGATGAAGAAAAACAAGAAGTTATTGATACTGAAAAACAAGAAGAAGTAGCTGAAGAAACACCTAAAGAAGAAAAGGAAGAAGAAAAACCAGCTGAAGAGGAAGAAACTAAAGAAGAGGAAGATGTTAAACCTGAAGATGTTGATTTAGATAATCCTGATGAGGTTTCTAATGCTTTAGATAAAAAAGGTATAGATTATACTAAACTCACAGAAGAATATCTTACTCTTGGTAAACTTTCTGATGCTTCAATGAAGAAACTAGAAAAAGCTGGAATACCACCTGAAATAGTCAATTCTTATATTAGTGGCTATGAAGCTAAAGCAGAACTTGAAAGAAATGAATTAGCTGAATGTGTCGGTGGTCGTGAAGCTATGGATGAAATAATTAAATGGGCTTCTCATAACTTAAAACAAGAAGAAATTATTGCTCTTAATGCAATTAGGAACAAATTTGAATTGGAATCAGTATTGATAGGATTGAAATCAAGAATGGAAGAAAAAGAAGGAAAAACACCTGAATATCAAAAAGGTACAGGTGATACTAAAAGTGTTAATGGGTTCAACTCACAGGCTGAAATGTTTGCAGCCATTCAAGACCCTAAATATAAAAAAGATGAATTTTATAGGAGTGAGGTACAAAAGAAGATTGCAGCTAGTAGGGAAGCTGGAATTGACTTAGGTATTTACTAAATTTTTTTAAAAGGAGAGAATTAGAAAAATGACAGACACTTACAATTTTACTCGTCTAGGTCAAGCGAACCTAGCTGGTGATGTAGCTGCTTTATTCAAAGACCAATTTATTCCTGAATTATTGACAGCTTTTGATGCTAAAAGAGTAATGAAAAACTATGTAAGAAGCAAAACAATCCAAAAAGGTAAATCAGCTTCTTTTCCAGTATTAGGACAAACTTCTGCACAATATGTTGGAGTAGGAGACACCTTACTTGGTAACCAAACAATCGCACACAATGAGATTACTATCAATGTAGACCCATTCTTAGTATCTGACATCTTGATTGCTGATTTAGATGTTAAAATGCAAGAATATGATGATAGAGCTGAAATCGTAAATGAAATGGCTCGTGCTTTAGCTAACACTGAAGATAAACAACTTCTTCAAGTTGGTGTTCTTGCTGCTCGTGCTGGTGCAATCGTTACAGGTGGTAATGGTGGTTCTGTACTTAAAGCTGGTGCTACAGCTCTTACAAGTGGAGAAACATTAGCTGGTGCTATTTACACTGCTGGTGTAGAACTTGATGTTAAAAATGTTCCTGAAGAAGATAGATATGCTTTTGTAAGACCTCTTCAATACGCATTACTTGCTCAATATGAAGATATTAAAAACCATGATATAGGTACAGGTTCTTACTCTGATGGTACAACTGGTAAATTGAATGGTATTAAAATCATCAAAACTAACCACTTACCATCAACTAATATCACTCAATCAGTTGAAGCAACTAATCCAAACAATGTTTACTATGGTGATTTCACAAATACAGCTTGTCTTGTTATGAATAAACAAGCAGTTGGTACTGTATCTCGTCAAGGTTTAATTGTTGAACCAAAATGGATGCTAGAAAGACTTGCTCACTTATTGACAGCTAGAATCTTACAAGGTCATGGAATCCTAAGACCTGATTGTGCTGTAGAAATCTCAGCAGCTGCTCCAACAAGTGGTTCAGGTTCATAATATAGTGCTTGACACAAATTTGATAATTTTAAGGGTAGGTTTTCTATAATCTACCCTTATTTTTTTTTAAGGAGAATAAATGATACATATATGTTTTAATTTAGATGAAAACTATGTAATGCCTTGTAAAGTCTTAATGAGACAGTTAGATGCTTTAACATCAGATAAAATTACATATCATCTTATAGGTATAACTCAAAGAGATATGGGAACAAAGTATCAATGTAAATTCTATCCTAAACCTGATTTATCTTATTTTACTGATGATAATTTAGGAAGTTATTATTACTTTACACAAGCTGCTATGTATCGTTTACTTATTCCATTTCTCGTTGAAACAGATAGAGCTATTTACATGGACATAGATACCTTAGTTCTAAAAGATATTAAAAAGCTTTGGGATAAAGATATAGACTATGCTGGAGCTGTAATTGACCCTTGCTGTTTATATCATAAAAAAAGACTTAAAGTTAAAGATTATTATAACTCAGGTATTATTCTTTTTGATTCTAAGAAGATTAGAGAAAATATGCCTGATTATAAAGAGAGAATTTTAAAAGCTCAAAGAGATTATGTTTTAGATTTAAAAGACCAAGACATTTTTAATATTGTTTTTAAAGACCATATAACCACTTTAGGATATGAATATAATATTGATGTTCATAATCTAATTGAACCTGATGATTCTAAAAAAACAATAACAGCTAAGAATAAAGCTTTTAAAAACCCCTCAATCGTTCATTGTATGGGTAAAGAAAAATGGTGGAACTATGATGGTTTAGCTTTTGGTGATTACTGGGATAAATATGCTGGAGCAGATGTTCCAAAAAATAGAAAAACTTGTTTAATGATAAATGGAATTTTAGTTGTAAGGAATTAAAAAATGACAACAAAACTAGAAGCAATAAATACTATGCTATCTTGTATAGGACATGCTCCTTTAAATACCCTTGAAGGTACTAAGAGCTATTTTACTGTTGCTGCTGAGAAAATATTAGAAGATGAAACTAAGAAGATACAACTACAAGGATGGGATTTTAATAGTGAAGATGATTATCAACTTAACCCTACTGAAGATAATAATATAGAAGTAGCTTCTAATATGATAATGATTAAGTTTCCTACAGTTTATAAAAACAGATATGTTGTTAGAAATGGGAAACTATATGATAAATTTGAACATACATTTACAATAAATAAACCTATTAAATGTTCAGTTGTTTTCTCTTTTCCTTTTGAAGAGCTACCTGAAGTTGTCAAACAATATGCAACTATGTCAGCTGCTTATAGATTTGTTAAAAGAGAACTAGGTGCTGAAAAAGCTTCTCAATATACTCAAGAAGATTTAATTGAAGCTCGTATAGCTATGGAACAGCATGAACTAGAAATAGGTGAATACACAATGATTCCTCAAATGTATGATGGAAGAGTAAAGGATTATTTAGCATGAGTTTAATTAGAGATACTGTGGCTAACTTTATTGGTGGAGTTTCACAACAACCTGATAAATTGATGTACCCTAATCAATCTAAAAGAATAATCAACTATTTACTCTCACCATCAATCGGTTTAAAAGATAGACCACCAACAGAGAACATAGGAAGGTTAATGGATTCATTAGGTACTGTTCACCCTCTATGCCATACGATAATTAAAGAAGATGAAGAGTATGAAGTAATTATTGATAATGTTGGTAATATTAAAGTTTTTGATTTAACAGGTGTTGAAAAAACTGTCCATTATGGGGAATACATATATGAAGTAGTACATAATGACACTAAATGTTATACAGATGTTAAAGGAGCTAATAATACTACTGTAAGTAATGATACAACTTTATATACAGATTACACCTTAGCAACTGAATATACTTTGGCAGAAGGTGAAGCTAAGAGTGATTTTACTTACAATGGTGTTAATGAAGCAGCAGAAATTAAAACTGCACTAAAAACATATCTAACAACCACAAGTCCGTTAAAAAATCTAATTGCTACAACTATAGCAGATTATACTTTTATTCTGAATAAAACTGTTACAACAGCTTTGATGGATGAACTTTATACAAACCCTTATGGTTCATCTGCTTTAATATTTGTCAGACAAGGTAACTATACTACAGACCACATCATTAAAGTAAATGGTTCACAGGTTGCAAGTTATACTTCAACTGGTGATTTAGCAACAACTAAAACAAATACAATAGCACAAAATTTATATAATAATCTTGTAACAAACTTAGGCACAACAGATTGGAATATAACTGTTTCAGGTTCTGTTATTTGTTTACAGAAGAAAGATGGTAGTGATTTTACAATATCATCTGAAGATAGTAATGCTAATAATGATTTATATGCTTTTTATAAGAAAGCTGATGCTTTAAATATTTTACCTACAGTAGCTCCTAATGGTTATATATTAGAGATTGTAGGTGAAAATACAAATAAAGATGATGATTACTATGTTCAATTTGAAACAGCTGATGGTTCAAACTTTGGTAATGGTTCTTGGAAAGAGTGTTGCTCACCCAATATTAAATATAGGTTGGATGCTTCAACAATGCCACATGCCTTAGTAAGACAAGAAGATGGTACATTTAATTTTAATACGATAGATTGGACAGACAGAGGTGCTGGTGATGAGGATTCAGCCCCTTCTCCCTCTTTTATTGGGAATACGATACAGGATGTATTTACACACAAAGGGAGACTAGCTTTCCTTTCTGTGGATAAATCAATCTATTCAGATACTCAAGATATATTCTCATTCTTTAAGAAAACAACAACAGCAGAACTAGACACAGACCCTATTGATGTAGGTTCTAACTCTAAGATGGTACTTTTAAAACACAACTTACCATTCAATGAAGAACTGTTGTTATTTTCAGAAACTTCAGCATTTTCAATAAAAGGTGGAGATGTATTCTCAAATTCAACAGTAGCAATAGACTTAACTTTTGAATATCCTTGTTCTAGGTTTGTGAAACCTATCAATGCTGGGGGTACAGGTTTCTTCCTATTTGAGAATGGTGATTATTCAAGAGTAATGGAATTATTTATTACATCAACATACGCAATAGATGCAAGAGACGTTACAGAACAAGTACCTAGTTATTTACCTAAAAATATGTATAAGATAGCTGGTTCAACAGCTAACTCACTAGCTTGTTTCTTATCAACTGATGAAACAAATGCTATTTATGTTTATAACTACTATTACTCTTCAGAACAAAAAGCACAATCTGCTTGGAGTAAGTGGGTATTTGATAATGCAAAAATATTGAATGTTGATTTTCATGACAACTGGATGTATCTAGTTGTGCAATATGCTGATGGTGTTTATTTAGAAAAGATGAATTTTACACCACAGAATAAAGAACCTAATTTAGATTATTTATTTTATTTAGATAGAAAATTTAAAGCAACAGGAACACACTCAGAAGGTTATACAACCTTTAACCTTCCTTATGCAGTTGCAGAAGCTGATAGAGGTAGATTTAAGGCTGTTGATTCCAAAGGTTTTCCTTTAGAGGTAACTTTTGAAACTTCTTCATCTGTTAAGATAGAAGGTAATGTATCAACTGAAACTATAACCTTTGGTTTTACTTTTAGGTCTGAGTGGGAACTACCTGTAATTTATTATAGACAACAAACTCAAAATGGAACTAAGGTTGTTGAAGGTATTTTAATGCTTAGAGATATAAATTTATCTTATGCTGATTCAGGTTATTTTAAGGTAAATGTAGCTTCTCATTATACAACAACAACAACTTCTGATTTTCAATTTGGTACATTTAAACAAATATCAGAAGCAGAAGGTGATGATTATGATTTTGAGTTTACAGGTATTACAGCTGGTACTGTATCAGCTACAATAGGGGAACTTAATGTATCTAGTGGTACATTCTTAATACCTGTACTATATAAAAATGAAGAGGTTGATATAACTATAATAAATGATGGTTACATGCCTAGTTGCTTCTTATCAATGGAATGGATAGGAGATTTTGTAATTCGTGGACAATAAGGTAATTATTGTACCTTCAGTAGCTGAGGATGTTCTTGAACTAAAGGACAACCTCAGAGCTGAAGATATATCAGAGTGTCAAGCTTGTGGACATACACCTGAAATCGCACTAAGTGAAGGTTTTAGATATTCAGATGAATGTTATTCAGCTAAAGTTAAAGGAAAAACTGAAGCTATGTTTGGAGTATCATCACACAACCAACCTGATGGCTTTGGAGTTGTTTGGTATTTAGGAAGTGATGAATCTTTTAAACACCCTATCATGCTTGTTAAAGAAGGTAGGAATCAAGTTAGAAAATGGTTAGAGAAATTTGATATTCTTTACAACATTGTAGATAAAAGGAATACAAAACATGTAGCTTGGTTAAAGCATATAGGTTTTCATTTCACAACATCTGCTTGGGTAAATGGATATGAATTTTTGCAATTTTATAAAGTAAAGGAGTAAGAAATGTGCAATATAGCAGCAGTAGGCTTAGGGCTAAGTGCTTTAGGTACAGTATCTAGTACCATAAGTGCAGCTCAGCAACAACAAGCATATTCCAACTACCAAGCTTTAAATGCTCAATCAGCTCTTAATAATTATTTGCAACAAACAAAACAAATAAATTTAAGATATACACAAGAGCAAGAAGCTAGTGCTGAAGAAGCTCAACAAATACATATTGAAAATATGAAGGCTAAAGCTCAAGCTCAAGCTAGTGCTGCTACTTCAGGCATTGAAGGTATAAGTATAGATAATCTTTTTGCTGGTTATAACAGAGCATCAGCAGTTAGTGATTATACTCATGCTAGAAACCTTGAAATGCTAGGTTTGGAATATAACAACCAAATAGACACATATAGAATACAAGCTTTAAGTAGTATTTATTCAATACAACCTTATTCAGGTGCTACAGCTGGTTCAACACTATTATCAGGTATAGGTGGAATGTTTGAAACTTATGCTAACCATAAAGAAAAAGAAGCTAGAATAGAATATTACAGAGGAAAGAGTGGAAATAAAATATTATAAAGGAAAGAGTGAAGCTTATGCCTTATCAAAATAACAATAACAGAGTAGTACCTAAAGCTATAGAAGATAGGAATATAAAGCCAGCAGCAACAGCTACTGATAAAACAGTTCATTATGCAATAGATAATTCTAAGGCAAGTCAATGGAACAATACAGCACAAGCCCTAGCTTCTCTTGGTAAAGGTTTAATAGAAATGGACACATTACTACACTTACAAGCTCAAGAAAATGCAATCAAAGCTGTTGCAGAAACTGAGCTTAAAGGTGGTAATAAACAAGAATGGGCTTCTGTTTCTAAGAATGTTAAAGGGGCTGCAATATTCAACCCTTATAATGATGATGCTTATAGAAACTTACAAGCTCAAGATATACATAGAGCAGCTGTTTTAGAAATAGCATCCACACCTGAACTTGAAAAAATGGATGAAGCTGCTTTTACAAAATTAGTACACGATACACAAAAAAAGATGATAGAATCCTTTAAACAAACAGGACTATCACCAAAAGATTATGGTTCAGATTTAGTTGGTTGGAAAAACCAAATGGATGGACTATATGAAAATTATGTTGTAAAAAATAAACAATATAAATATGAACAGTTAGCAATCAAACAAGCTTCTGATCTAGCTTCAAGAGTAGCTGTAATGTTATATGAAAACCCTGATTATGATAGAAGTTTTCTTCTAAAAGAAGTAATAAATGATAAATTTGCAGAGCTTGATGCTCTTGGTATGCCAACAGATACACAAGCTAAAATTGTTATCAATGGTTTAAGAGGATTCTTAGCTAAAAACGCAGACTTAATAACAGGTGCTGAATTTAAAGCTGCTGTGGCTGATTTAGAAGTAAATGGACAAAGTGTTAGGGAAATAATACCTAACTATGATTATGAAGTTCATAAACTATATAAAGAAGCTCAAATGGCTGCTTATGAAGATAAGCATATAGAATATGAAAACCATCAGTTAGATTTAAAAATAGCTTCTCAAGATGCTATGAAAGATTTATATGATTGGACAAAACAAAACCCTAAAGCTTCAAATACAGATGTATTAGCTAAAACACAAGAAATTGTGGGTAAATATGGTTTGGAAGAACTTGGTTTTAACTTTATGAATCAAATGGCTTCTGATAAGAAAACCTTGATGGATATGATGGAAGTTGAATCAGACCCTTCTGTATTACAAGAATTTGGAGCTAAGGCTGCTCTTGGTACACTAACAGGAGAGGAAGTAAATCAAGCAATTTTAGATGGTAAATTAAATTGGAAAGAAGGCTTACAGTTCTCAGATAGATTAAACAGAGAAGCTAAAGCTGATGCTCAAGCTGTCAAAACTTCATATAATGATTTACATACTAAGCTTGGTAAGAATGGTCTTTATGGGCAAGCACTTGGAGCTGATTCACAAACTGTAAAAGATATTAGTAATGCTGCAAATCAGCTAATTATTGATATGAACGAAGGAAAGAAAACTCCTGAAGAAGTAAAAGCTGGTATGCAACAGTTAGAAAGAATTGCTCAAGCTAAAGCTCAATTAAAAAATGTTCAAGCAACAAATGATAGTTTTCTTTTAAATGCTAATTATATTAAATCTCAACAAGCTCCAGCTTATAATGCTGAAACAGCTATAGTTGCATTTAAACAGCTTGGTTTAGAAAGAGGTAATGTAGGTCAAAAGATTAAACCTCAAGTAACTTCAAGACCTAATGATAATAGGGTCATAAAAGGTAAACCAGCACCTCATAAAGGTTATGATTTAGCAGCTACACTTGAAACAAACATACACTCAGCACCTATGGATGGTGTTGTTATTTATGCTGGATTTGCAAGAGACTTTGGTAACTATGCTGTTATCAAATATAACAATGGTACTTATATGAGAGTGGGGCATTTATCAACTTCCACATCACACCTACAAGGCAAGAGAATACCAGCTGGAAGTTATATAGGTAAAGCTGGTTCAACTGGTTTTTCAACAGGTACTCACTTACATGTGGATTTTTGGGATAAAAACAGACGAATAATAAGTGCTGAAAGATTTACAAGAGGAATACGATAATAATGGAAGATATAAGAATTGATGGTTTAACGGCTGATGAATGGGAAGAGTTAGCTAATCCTCAAGCTGCAACACCTGAAGATTTAAGTAATTTGGGTATTATGCAACAGCAAGACCAACAACAACCATCTAAACTTGAAAAAGCTGAAAGACAAGATTATCAAAAACTTGGCTATTGGCAAACTTTAGGTGATGAAGTTATGGCATCTGCTGTAGAAGCTTCTAAATTCTTTATACCTAAAAAGTATGAATTAAACTATACACCTAAAACCAAAGCTGGTGAAATGGCAAAACCATTTACAAAATATCTTTTAGCTATTGATGGTTTACTTTTAGGGGGCGAAGCTGCTAGTGGTATTAAAAGTGCTGCCTTAGCTGCTAATGCTCCTAAAGCTGCTAACGTTGCTGGTGGTGTTGAAGCTATCCTTAAAGGAAATAAATTCTTTAAAACAGGTAAGACAGGACTTAAAGCTCTAGGTGTTAAAGGTTTAAATGTTTTAACTCAAGGTTTAATGCAAAGTGCTATCATTGATTCAACTATAAGAGATGTTGATGAAGGCAGACTTGCAGATATGTTTGGAGACACAGATAACAAGTTTCTTCAATGGCTTCAAACAGACCCTAATGATTCTACTTTCACAGCTAAATTTAAAAATGTTGTTGATGGTGCAATATTTACAATAGGATTAAATGGTGCTATAGAAGCAGCTTCTCCTATTTTAGGAAATATTTTCAAGAATGTTAAATTTTTAAGAGAAGGTAAAGTTAAACCTAAACAAGCTGAAGAAGCTCTTAAAACAATAGAAAAAGAACAAACTAAACTTGAAAAAGTTGCAAATACTTCAGACCTTATCAACAATGTTAAAGCAATAAAAGAAGAATCTTTACAATCAGGTGAAGAAGCTTCTCAAATGATTGTAGATAGATTCAATCCTCAAGATGTTGAAAGTGGACAAGAAATATTAAAAATCTTAGATGAAGGTGATGATATATTTGTTCATGAGGATGGTACTTTTGCAATTAAGGTTTCTAAATGGGATGATGCTTATAAAGTAGCACCTGAAGAATATAAAAAACAATTAGAAGCTATTGATAACTTCAATATGTCTAATGCTGGTGATACTGCAATTTCACATCAAGATGAAGCAGTTAAACACACTTGGACTAACAGAGGTTGGCTTGGTGAGCATGAAGAACTATTTATAGCTAAAAAAGGTGGTGGCTATTCTGTTAATACTAAAGCTGTAAATCGTATAACTAATAACTACAAAGATAAGTGGAAAATAGATAATAATGTTAAGGTTGAATTTGTTGATGGTTTAACTATAAATGGAAAACAAGTTGAAGGTAATACACAAGCCACAACTTTCTTAGGTAAAACTGCAAAGAATCAACAAAATGCAATAGATAAAAAAGCTTTACAGGTTCAAAAGCTAAGAGATAAAGTAACAATGCTTGAAGGTGGTAATGAGCCTGTTATGGAAGCTCTTGAAGTTGCTCAAGAAGAATTAAGAATTGCAGAAAATGAACTTAAAGAACTTCAAAAGACAGCTAAAGGTAAAAACCTTAAACCTAACATTACAATTCAAATAGATAAAAATACTAAAAATCCTTATGCAGTTTTAAGAGATGAATTAGAACATGCAAGGGATATTGCAAAAGGTGAAGTTCCTAATCAATCAGAAAGACACTTTTCAAGGTACAATGGTTTAAATGAAGGTGAAGCTGCATCTGAATATACTTATAAGAAATCAGTAGGTAAAAATAATGCTTCACAAAACGTCATGAATGGTGGACAAACCATTGAAGAAGGTGTAAAATATAATCAAGGAGATATAAATGGACAACAACCAAGAACAAATGAAATCAATACAAAAGAAACTTCAGGAAATGGGCTATACGGAACAAGACCTTCAGAAGCTTCAGAAGGAATACCCCGAAATGACACCCGAAGAAGTTATGATAGCAGCAACAACAATGGGTCTGTAATTCACTCCCCTAGTGCTGAGTTTAAACAGAAACTTGAAGCTGAAGGCAAATCAATAAATAATTATAAAGAATTAGCAGCATCTGATGAAGATACTGCTTCTTTTATATCTAATTTTAGAGAAGCTAATAAAGCTAATGGAAAATGGGCAGCTCAGGTTTATGAATATTCTGCCGAAGAATATAAGCAAATGAAACTTTATACTGCTGAAAACGGCAAAAGTGGTTTTGCTTTAAAACCTGATGGTGATATTGTTTCTGTTCATAGTTCTCAAAAAGGTAGTCTTGATGGGCTTATGGAATTAGCAATTCAAAATGGTGGCAACAAACTTGATTGTTATGACACTTTTTTACCTAAAGTATATAAAAAATATGGTTTTGTAGAAGTTAAAAGAGAAAAATGGAATGAAGCCTTTAAACCTGAAAACTGGGATAAAGAGTTTTTCAAGCAATATAACAATGGAGAACCTGATGTTGTTTATATGGAACTTAAAAAGGACATTACTCCTGAAGAACCAAAACAACTCAAACTAGACTTTGATTCAATAAAAACATCTGAAGATTTAGTTGAAAATGTTACAGAGGATGTTTCTAAAATCAAAACTGTTGAAGATGTAGGAACTGTACTAGATAAGAAGATAGAAATAGACCCTGAAATCTCAGGCACAACTTGGAAAGCTATAGCTGAAGATGCTGATAAAGTAGCTAATATTATGGAGCAAGCAGAAGAACTTGGTTTAAGTGAAGAACTTAAAGAAGCTCTCTCAATGAATGATGTTAAAACTATGGATATGATAACAAGAAAAGTTTTAGCAGCTCAAAAGCTTGGTTCTGAATTAGCTGATAAATTAGCTGTTTTAGGTGAAAACCCACCTATAGAAAAAATGCAATCTATTATAGATATGATTGATACAATAGGAAGATATACAAAAGAAACAGGTTCTGCTTCAGGTAGAAGTTTACAAGCTAGAAAATTTGTTAATAAAGCAGTTCAAGTCTTTGGTTCTTTAAGATTATCAGAGCTTTCTAAAGAAGGTGTTTCAACAGTTTCAGACTTACTTGAAGTTGAAATAAATAAACTCTTTGACTTAAACTTCACTCGTGGTGAAAAACTTACTCCACAACAAATGAAACAAATGTTGATGGAAAATATATTGCAAAATGAAAATTCACCATTCACTAAACTACTTACGGATGATGCTGAAATAGCTACTAAATTTAATGATATTTTAGATGATTTATTCAAAAGTGGCGAAAAAGTTACAGCTGATACAATCAATAAAAAACTAACAACAGCTGTTACAGAAGCAAGATACAGAGAAGTTTATAATGCAACAAAACTTGCTGAAAATAATGAAGCAAAAATAAAGACTATTAGAAATTGGTGTGATAAACAAGGTGGTTTAACTTCCTTCTATGTTCACAACCTCTTATCAGGTGTTGGTACACTTGCTAAAAACGTAATCTCAGGTGGACTAAACACTCTTTATTTTCCAGCTAAAAAGATTGTTGCTGGTTATCTTGGTGGTGGTTCAGCTCTTGCAAGAGAAGGTTGGAACACATACAAAAACTTACTATCTAGCTGGCAAGAAGCTTGGAGTTTAGGAAAACAAGCTTTCTTGAATGGTGAAGGTCAGCTTTCAATGATGAAAGATACAATGGCTTTAGCTGATGAAGAAGTTTTTAATGGTTTTAGAGAATGGAAATTTGATTTTTCAACTCCTGAAGGAATATGGAACTCAATCCAAAACTTCCACTCAGTTATGACAAGGGCTATGGGTGCTTCTGATGAATTTATGTCTCAATTAAATTATAGGGCTATAAAAAGAGCAAAAGCACTTGAACAGGCAGAAAAAGTTGCAAGTCAATTTGGAATTGAAGATGAAACTATAAAAAGCACTATTGCAGATAGATTATTTAAAAAAGCTTTTAATAGTGCTGGTAAACCATTAGATGTTGAAGCTTTAGCAGAAGCAAAAGATATATTATATCAGCTGCCTTTAAATGGTCAGGTATTTGATAGAACAACAGGTGAAATGGTACAAGTAAGACCACAGACTTGGGTAACACAGTTTGCTGGTGGTGTTAATAGTGGTGCTGCTAAAAATCCACTACTTAAAATAATGTTTCCTTTTGTCAAAACAGGGGCAAACATCTTACAGCAAAACTTAGAACATAATGGAATCTATGCTATATTATCTAACTCTCAAAGGCAGCTTTTAAAGTCTGATACTAGAGCTGGTGCTTTAGCAAGGTCTCAAGTTGCTTTTGGTATGTTTTCATTTATGGCAGCAGCTGGTCTTGCTATTAGTGGAATGGTTACAGGTTCTGCTCCAACTGATAAAAAAGAAAGAGCAGCATTGTTTGAAACTGGCTGGAAACCTTATTCAATAAGATTTGGTGATAAATATATATCATATCAAGGTTATGAACCAGTACAAACAATTCTTGGTTTTGCAGCAGATAGTGTTAATATCTTAGGCAATATAACAAACTCAGAAGATGAAGCTAGGTGGGAAAAGTTCTCACAACAAATTATGGCAACAGCAATCAATAACTTCTTAGATAAAGCAGCATTTAGAACAGGTTTAAGACAATTAGCATTTATGACATCACCTGATGAAAATGTTGAAGAATTTAAGAAAGCATTAGCTCAAACAGCTCAAGGTTTCTTGCCTGATTCATCTATGGTTAGAAGTACATCCTCAATGTTTAATAGAAGTCTTACAGCTCCTCAATCACCTTATGAAAGAATATTTAACAATTATTTCAACAGAGGTTTAGGAGACTACAGAAGAGATGTATTTGGTAACAGACAAGACAATTTTGGCTTGCTTGTAACAAATGTTGCTCCTGATAATGCAAAACAACCTGAATATGAAGAGATGGAATACTTATCTCAATATGGCTTCAGCCCTTCAGATATAAGTAAAACCATTGAAGAAACAACTCTTAAATATAAAGAGTTTAAAGACCCAACAACAGGCAGAAGTGTTTATGACACAATGCAAGAAGAACTTTCAACAATAGAAATTGATGGTAAAACATTACAAGAAGCAGTTAGAGAACTTGTAACTTCACAAGAATATCAAGACCTTCCATTAGGTGTTAATATGAATGGTTATAAATATTCAGCAACTGAAGATACAAAACTAAATGCAATAAGAGAAATCTTTGTTGAATATAATAAGCTTGCACTTAGAAATGTTATAAACGAATATGGGGATTTATATTTAGATAATAAAGGCAGAACTATGTCTGAAGCAGTGGAAGAGGTACAGATGGAAAAGATGAATCAATCTATCAATCAAGACCTTAACCACAACTTAACAAACAAAATACTTAAATTTTAAAAAGGTAATATATAAATGACAACATATTATGCACGAAAAGATTATGTATATAGTGGTGGGGATAGAATATTTACTATCCCCTTTTCTTATATCAAATCTGATTTTATATATGTGTATGTAAATGACACAATGACAACAAACTGGACATTCTTAAATGAAAGTCAGGTGCAAGTTAATGATACATTACAAGCAGATGATGTTGTCTCAGTTAGAAGGATAACCCCTATTGATGAGAAAATGGTTGTCTTTTCAAACACATCAATCTTGAATAAAGATGTTCAAAACTTAGCTCAAGACCAAGTTTTTGATGGTGTTCAGGAAATATATGATAATAATATTAAATTTCAAATAGATGTTGATGCAGAAATAGCTGTTATTGATGGTAAAGTGGACACTGCTATATCAACAGCTAATTCAGCTGAGACAAAAGCTAATAATGCTGTATCAACTGCAAACTCAGCTAACTCTAAAGCTGATAATGCAGTATCGACAGCAAACACAGCAAGTAATAATGCAACAAGTGCTGTAAATACAGCAAATACAGCCAGTAATACGGCTTCTAGTGCTGTTAATACAGCTAATGCTGCAAGTGAACTTGCTACTCAAACTAAGAATAGAGTTGATGCTTTTGAAGAAGATATAAGTGCTGTAATTGAAGCTGCTGAGAAAATAGATGAACTAGAAGAAGCAGTACAAACAGCAGTTGATGCAGCTACAACAGCTGGTAATAAAGCTGGTATTGCTTCAGATAAAGCTGATATAGCAACAGCTAAAGCTACTGAAGCTTCTAATGCTGCTGATAGAGCAGCTGCTGTTATTCCATCTCAAACTGGTAATAATGGTAAATTTTTAACCACAAATGGTACTAACACGAGTTGGGAAACAGTTGATGCCCTTCCATCTCAAGCTGGTAACAATGGTAAATTTTTAAAAACTAATGGTACTACTGCAAGCTGGGAAACAGCAGCAGCAATAACATTTAGACAATGGAGTGAAACATAATGGCTTTATATATAGGGAATCAAAGAATAACACCAATTATGTTAGTAACACCTAATTTAGCTACTGTTGCTTATAGTGGTGATTATGATGATTTGACTGATAAGCCCGATTTATCAGGTTTTATAAACAATGCTGTTAATGATTTGGTTAATTATTATACTAAGTCAGATACCTATACTAAAACTGAAGTAAACAACTTAATAGCTGCAATATCTACTGTAAGTTTAGAGGTTGTAAACTCACTTCCAACTCAAGATATATCAACAACAACAATCTACTTAGTTCCTAAAACAACAGCTGAAACTAATAACGTATATGATGAATATGTTTATATATCTAATACTTGGGAGCTTATAGGTTCAACTGAAGTTGATTTAACTAATTATTATACTAAAACAGAAATCAATAATAAATTCATAAAACTAACCCAAGCAGAATATGATTTACTAACTCCTGATTCAAGCACATATTATTTCATTGAGGAAGAATAAAATGCCTATATACAAAGGAACAACTAAGATAAAAGACCTATTCGTTGGTACAACCAAGATAAGTAAAGTATATTATGGCTCAACTCTTGTGTATACGTCAAGTCTATTGCCTAGTGGGTATACTGAATGTGAATATATTGAAAGTACAGGTACACAATGGATAGATACAGGAATAAAAGGTGGACTTGATACATTAGGTGTAGAAACAAAAGTATATGTTAAAAATACTGCTCAATATTATGTATTAGGTAACTTTAACCAAACAGGACAGTGTGGCTTAATGCTAAGACCTTCCGATACTACTATGTTAGCATTTAATTGCTTTGTTGGAAATGTATCTAACACAACTATTATTGGTACAATCAACACTGAGATTGAATTTAGCAATAAAAATGGGGATATAATTGCAAATGGTGAAGTTAAAGGCACTATTCCAAGTGGAACAGCAAAATTAAAAAATAGTAATTTATTTATCTATGGAACGAGTATTAGTACTAAATTTGACGCAAGTGGCAGAATATATTATTTAAAGGTATATAGCGATTTAACTCAAACTACTTTAATTCAAAACCTTATCCCATGTTTAGATAATACAGGAACACCTTGTATGTACGATACAGTAAGTAAAACTACATTTTACAATCAAGGCACAGGAACATTTGGATTTAAGATTAAAGCTAATATTCCAAGTACATATACTTTATGTGAATACCTACAAAGCACAGGCACTCAATACATAGATACAGGAATTGCTTGTAATAATGCTTATTTATGGCAATTAGATATGGAAGCAACTGATGGTTTAACACAAAATACTGCCGTAAATGGTGTTATAGAAGAAGTTACTAGTAGTACTTATAAGAGATTTCATAACGTTAATAATGCAAGTGGTCAATGGAAATATTATATTGGTACAGGAAATGCTGAAAGTACCTATATAGCAGTTGGAGATGATGTAAGAGAAAAAATCATTGTAGATTGTAGGTCTAATCCAAGAAAAGTAACAATTAAAACACAAGTAAATAATATCTCAATGAGTACCTCAAATATACCAAGTCATTCATTTTGGATATTTGGTAGGTGGAGTAACAATCAACAATATCAATTTTATGCAAAAGAAAAACTATATGGATTTGCAGTAACAAGTGCAAATGGTGTAGTAATGAACTTGATACCTTGTTTAGATGAAAACTTAAAACCATGTATGTATGATAGTGTATCAAAACAAACATTCTATAATCAAGGAACAGGTCAATTCCAATTCGCTTTGGGTGGTGAACTGCCAAGTGGCTACAAGCATATAAAATGGATACAAAGTTCAACATCTACCCAACAATCACCTTCAAAACCAAGAATTGAGATACCATTCGAATACAAAGACACTATGAGTTTAAGGTGGATTGAAAGTGCATCTGAACAATCAAACAACCTTGCTCTATATAGTGGCACAACAAGAATGGCATTTATAAATAGTTGGACAACGGCTGGCAAAATTACTGCTAGATATGGAAATACAAGTATCGCAACAGGCATTACACCAAATGCAGGACAAATATATAACTTGCTATTAGCATCAGACGGCTTCTACGTGGATGGAGTTAAGTATGGCGATAGTGCGTCAGTTAATTATCCAAGTGATACTGTTCTTGTAAACTGTTTATATACAGGTAGTTATTATGTATCATCAAGTAAAAACTATTTAATTCAAATAATAGATAGTAACGGCAAGTTATTACTTAATGCAATTCCTGTTTTAGATAATAATAATGTACCTTGCTTGTACGATACAGTAAGCAAGACCACGATAAGCAAGACACCAAGCAACGCAGACAATTTCTTATATGAGGCATAAAGGAGAAATAAATGACAACTACAACAACTGATACTGATGTCCAACAGTTGATTATAAATAAACTAACAGAAGAACAGTATAAAGCAATACAAAATCCTAGTAATACTGAGTTATATCTGACACCTGATACTGTATATGGTTATGAAATAGATGATATAGTTTGGAGACTAACACCAACTAATGAAGGTGCAAAACACTTATTAGATGGTACTTTGCTTCAATATGGTTCTTATAAAGATTACATTGATTATAAAGCAAATGAATATGGCGATACACCTACTACATTCACTATACCTACAATGACATCAAACGGAACTCTTGGTGGGTCAAGTTTTGCAGTTCAAGCATCAAATAATTATGACGGCACAACTTATCCACTATATTTATCTTTTAATGGTGATGATAGCAACATATGGTATTGTTCATCTGCTCCTGTTGATGTTATATTCTACAACCCCAAACCTATCAATATAACAAATATACAGTGTAAAAACAGAACAGATGCAAGTGGTTATACATTTACGTCAGGTACAGTTTATGGCTCAAATGATAATTCAACATATACTCAATTAGGAACATTCACTAATAGTGATACAGCTGCTGGAGCTACTTATAATATAGATTTAAGCTCTAATGCTGCTTCTTATTTATACTATAAAATATCATTTTCAAGTGCAAGTACAACAGGTGTAGGTGCTAATTTCAATATAACTGCCACATACATTGATTACCCTAATTCTTTCTGCACAGAAGAACAATGGCAAGCATCAGTAACAACTTACGGCTCTTGTGGTAAGTTCGTATATGATAGTGTAAACAAAACAGTTAGATTACCAAAAGTATCAGATATTCTTCAAGGTACAACAGATGTTACTGCTCTTGGTGATTTGGTTGAAGCAGGACTGCCAAATATTACTGCTGACTGGAAATCTGGAATGACAGGTTCATTCTGGAGTTCTAACGGTGCTGTATATGCTATAAGTGATAATTCACAGGAAGCAAATAGTTATTCAAGTGGTTCAAGAGCATACTTTGACGCTTCTCGTTCATCATCATTGTATAAAGATGGTTTTAATAAAGTACAACCACAAACCATTAAAGGACTTATCTATATTATTATAGCAACAGGAATAAGCAGAACACCAGTTGAAATAAACATCAACCAAATACTTACAGACCTCAATAGTAAAGCAGATGTTGATTTAGGCAATACAATACCAGCACAGAGCTTTAAGAACAGTGTTATAGATTGGGGAATGCCTGACTACACCAATATTACTTCTACTGGGAATAGAGCTTTTAATACCGTGTACAACGAGGGGCAAGGGGGTATAGTATTTTTTAATATCGGCTGGGATAGTAGTAGTGGTGGTGCCACGGCAACAATTGAAGTAAACGGTGTAACTGTATTATCTCCAACCAATGCCACATATTTCACAAAAATACCGACAACTTTCTTGATAGGAGCTGGTGATACTTACAAAGTAAATGTAGGTGGAAATTCATATGCACAATTATGGTTTATCCCTTTGAAAGGAGCGAACTAATGATATATTTTGATGCAGATAAAAACGCTTATGGTTTTAAAATTGAAAATCCTATTGCAACTATTGATGATGTAACATGGCAACAATACGCAATGACAGATAAATGGGATATAATAGATGGTGTATTTACTGATATAACTGATACTGAAGAATACAAAGAAAAAGAAAAACAAAAAGAAAGACAAAGGTTAGACAAATTAACTCTTACACCTTCTGATGTAGAAAGGGCTTTGTATAAAGAAAAAAAGATGGACTTTGATGATTTAAAAGCTCTTATAATAAAAAAATTACCAATGGTGGATATCAAAGGATTGTCAATAGAGTTCAGAGCTAAGGACTTCTATAGAGGTGCAGAAGCTAATGGTATGAGATTGTTTGATGTAGTAGGAAGTCTATTAGAATATACACCTGAAGATATGGATTACTTATTTGAACATAAAGAACTACCTGAAAAGGATTGGGAATGAAATTTATAACATGGTTAGCAAATCATTTTAAAGCAACAATGGATTCAATAGAATTTTATTGGACTTGGAGATTTTAAATGAAAAAGATAAAGGACATAGTTCTTTCTAATGACCCTGAAATTCATGCTCGTTCAGTATTATTTTTTGATGATAAAAATGAAATACAAAGAAAAAATAAAAAACAATTTATAACAACTAAAGAAGCTACTTTAACTGTTATTTTTGAAGATGATTCTACTTTAGAACTATATGCTCCTAAAAACTATAAATTTGATGGAGCAACTATTCCTTGTGGTATAGGCAAAGGTAACATGAAACTACAGATTCCATCTCTATTTCATGATATTCTTTGCGATACCCACAGCCTAGTAAATTATGACAGAAAACTAGCTGACACTATATTTAAGGAATGTTTAATTAAATGTGGTGTTAATAAAATTGTAGCTCAATGGATGTATATAAATGTAGAACTATACCAAAAGTTCTTTTGTGATTGGAGTAAAGATGGATAAGAAAACTTTAGTAGGTTATGGCTTTATTTTGGTTGCAATACAGATAATTGTAGGTTTAAAGATATTTGTAACTTTTACTGATATGACAGCCTATGCAGCTTCAAAAGACACCATACAAATGGTCATAGAAAGATTAGATAGAATAGAACACAAACTAGATAAGGTAATTGGTTATTGATGTTTAAAAATATTGTTATGCACTGGACAGCTGGTAATTATAAGCCCTGTGCAACGGATATTGAGCATTATCACTATATCATTGATAAAGATGGTAATGTGCATAGAGGTAAATATATACCACAAGACAATCTAAATTGTAAGGATGGTCAATATGCTCATCACACTGGTGGTGGTAATACAGGTAGAATTGGTATTGCTATCTGTTGTAGAAAGAATCTAAGTACACCACCTGTGAAAGTTCAAGTTGAAGCTATGTGTAATCTAGCTGCACAACTATGCAACGTATATGGTATAAAGCCATCCAACTGCATAACACACGCAGAATTTGGTCAAGCAAACCCTAAAACTACAAGTCATGGAAAGATAGATATAAACTCACTTCCTTATGCTAATGTAACAGGTGTTAAAGCTTGTGGTGATTACCTGAGAGGTAAAATTGAATGGTATTACAAGAAGTGGAAGGAGACTTAATAATGGAAGAAGAACAAAAGATATATGATAAATTTGTTGAAGTTCTTAATGAAAAACTAGATGCTGGGGCTTCAGCTCAAGATTTAGCTGTTATTTTAAACTTCCTCAAATATAACAACATCCAAGCCACAACTAAACATAAAGGGGTAGCTAATCTAACTGAAAAACTAAGTACACAACTGCCTTTTGAGGATGAAGAAGAACTACCTACAATAAGGAGAGTAAAATAGATATTGTTATAGATGCAGCACTCATTGAGAAATGCAAAAGGAATTTCAAAAACTTTTTATATGTTATTTTTCAATATATAAACCTTCCTTCTCCCACTGAAATTCAATATGCAATAGCTGATGAACTGCAATATAAAGAATCAGATTTGATTCTCAATGGTTTTAGAGGAGTTGCTAAATCTACCATCACAGGTATTTATGTTGCTTGGTTGTTATTTAAAGACCCAGTTAATACTCAGATTATCTATGTTGGAGCTAACCAAGAGGAAGCTAAGAAGTTCATGAAGTTTACAAGAGGATTATTTGAGATAGTTCCTTTTCTTCAATTCTTGATTCCTGATGTTAAGACAGGACAGAGAGACAATGCTCTATCTTTTGATGTTGCTCCAGCTGGTACTAGAATACAACCATCATGTAAAGCTGTTGGTATATTTGGTAACTTAACAGGAAACAGAGCTACAGACATTATTGCAGATGATATTGAAACATCTGAGAACTGTGATACTCAAATTAAGAGAGAACACATAGAATATGCTGTAACTGAGTTTAGACAAATAGTTTCACCTTTAAAGGGGAGTTTGTTATTCTTAGGAACACCTCACACTGAAATTTCTATCTATAACAAACTACACGAAAAAGGAATACCTACAAGAATATTTCCTATTAAATTTCCAACTGAACAACAAATGGATAAATATGGAGATAAATTAGCTCCGTATATTGCAAACAAAGTACAACAAGACCCTACCTTGATTGGTACTTCTACAGACCCTATCAGATTTGGTGAAGAAGAAATCCTAAAACTTGAAGCTGAAGGTCGTAGTAAGTTTGCTATGCAACAGATGATAGATACAACTCTATCTGATACTGAGAGATACCCTCTTAAATGTTCAGATTTGATTGTTATGGATTTAGATAAGGAAATAGCTCCTGAGAAGGTTGCTTATGGTTCTTCTCCACAACAAATAATCAAAGATTTACCTTGTAATGGTATAGGTACAGATAGATACTATGCTCCCATTCCTTTACCTGACATCAAGTGGACTCCCTACACCTACACTGTGATGTCAATAGACCCTTCAGGTCGTGGTCAGGATGAGTTAGCATATACTATTCTAGGGGTACAAAATGGCTATCTATTCCTATTAAAACAAGATGGTTTACAAGGTGGTTATTGTGAGAAAAACCTTAGAGAATTAGCTAGTTTAGCTAAAGAATTTAAAGTTAATAAAGTCAAAATTGAAAGTAACTTTGGAGATGGTATGTTTACTACACTTCTATCACCTGTGCTAAGAAGAATCTATCCCACAGCTATAGAGGAAGTTAGACATAACACTCAAAAGGAAAAAAGAATCATAGACACTCTTGAACCTGTACTTAACCAACATAGATTAGTTGTTGATAAGAAAGTAATTAAGGATGATGCTGAGAGTGTTAAGGTATATCCACTTGAGAAACAACAGCAATATTCACTATTCTATCAAATGACAAGGATAACTAAAGATAAAAATAGTTTAAATCATGATGATAGATTAGATTGTTTAGCTATTGCTGTTGCAGATTGTTTGGAGATGTTACAGATAGACCCTGAGCTTGAACTTCAAAGGAAGCGAGATGAAGAACTAGATGCTGAGATTGAAAGATTTGAGATGGAATATGGGCTAAATAGTTATAAAGATGAAATTGGATGGTTTGATATAGAGTGAAAAGAGAGATTATTATATTTGGTAGGTCTCCATTCATCAACAAACTACACCTTGATAAGATAGATTATAACAGATTTGATATATGTTGTATCAATAAAATTATACCTGAACTTAAAAAGGTTAATTATTTAGTGTCAGCAGATGAATGGGTTAAACCTGAAATACCTGATGGATGCGAATGGATTAGTGTAAACAATGGTTGGGATATAATTAAGACTAATGGTGCAACTATACAGCAAGAGGGGAAGCTATCGTGGAAACACTATTCTTCCGATTTAGCTGTCAATTTTGCTATTATGAGGGGTTATAAGCACATCTACCTAGCTGGTATTGATTTGATTGAGGATGATAAACCTTTTGAACACTATGATGGTGTTGTTAATGTGAAAATTGAATCAGCTGGTGGTTGTAAAGATGAGAAATTCTTAATTAGAAGCTTAGGTAATAAGTATGGTGTTATGCTATATCAACTTAACCCTGAAAGTAAATGGTTAAAATTTGTAGATATTGGATTGTTATAAATATTCCACGAGACATGCGAGGATGGTCAGGAAGGCATGTTAAATATCAAATAGGTAATCTTATACCTAAAAGAAATTTAAGACATGTTGTAGGGCATTCTCACATTTGTGATAAATTTTTTTTGAAGTGCAACCTCTAGTTTATATAGACAGAGGGTAGTGAAGGACTATAGTTAGTAGCTACCACGAGTTTGACAGGTTCTCGCTGTTATGTTAAAAACCTGTTTTTTCTATTCTTGGGCAATATTTTTGTCGGAAATTTTTAAGAGGTTAAGTAAACGCAACGAGCCTGTCCGGGTGACCCCTTTGCCGTCTGAGATGATCAGGGTTCAGGGTCAATTTTTAAAATAAGATCAGGGGATTCAATAAAATATATTATTTTATTTACATATAAATCGTTTGAACTGGGAGTAAAATTTTCTATTATATAATATAGGTTTTTAAATTTTTCCATATATGTTCAACTCTCTATATTTTTTTTATTTATTAAGAATTGTAAAACATGGAAACACTTAATACATTATGTTTTCAATAACGTTTGTTATAAATATTTTATTGAAACACTTGACATTCAATAACATTTGTTATATAATACAAGTATAAAATGAAAATTGAATTGAGAATTGCCCTAAAATACGTCAGGTTTGAACGTCGGCAGTAGATACAATTTTCAGGACATAAAAAAATCAATCACTACAACCAAATAGACAAGAACTGCCCTTGATTCAGGGAGCTTGGCTATGCAAGAAAAAAGGAGAAAAAAAAAATGAAAAATCAAGACGTAGCACATCAATTCTTTTATGACCGTAACGGCTCTTTTGACCGTAGGTCAATGACTGTATCTTATGGGTACAACAAATTTTGGAGCTATGGAACAGTCATAGGCAAAATCACTGAAAATAGACAAGGTAAAACAATATTTTTAATAAGTGATAATACATTCTCAAACACAACAGCAAAACACATAGGAGAGTTAAAATATGCTTGCCCTTATTATAACATCTATTCACTACCACAACGCATAGGCAACAGCGATTTTTACATAAGGGAGACTTTTGAACATATTACAAAAAATCTTGAGTACTATTCAACAGAAAAAATGACAAGACAAAACAACAGGGAGCAGTTTACAAAATATTACAACATGCTTGCTAGTTTACTTGAGATTAAAGGTTTTGAGGAGTATGACAAGGACATAAAAAAACAGCTTAAAAAACATAAAAAACTACATGAAGATATAAACAGCCCTGAAAAACTGGCTGAAATAAGAGAAAAACAAAAAGCAAGAGACAAGGCAAAAAGAGAAAAACTAAAAAAACAGCTTGCAAAATTTGATAAATTGAGCTTAATGGATAAAGCTGAGCTTGCCTATACATCAAGAGACTTAGAACAGGAGACAAGGCAAAAATTAAGAGACTTTATCAATCCACATCATGACTTGAGTTTTTGCTGGTTTAATGGTGATGTTATAGAGACATCTCAAGGTATAAGAGTAGATAAAAAAGAAGCTCTTGTATTACTTAAACTATGGCAAGCTGGCAAGTTAAAACATGGCATGACCATTTCAATCTATACAGTCAGGGCTGTTATGCCTGATTATGTGCAAATTGGATGTCATAAAATACCAGCTGAAAATTTACAAAATATGTATGACTCAATCACAAAACAACAGAAAAAAGCAGCTTAAAAGGAGAATAAAAAAATGATTGATAAATACACACAATTTAATCGCTTAACACAGGATGATTTTATATACATTTTACACTATTTACATAATGCAGATGCAATAACCATAAATGATGATGATTATTGTTTTGCACAGCTCATAAATGTACTTGAAGAGTATGAGCTGGAAAATATTGAAACATTATAAGGAGAATAAAACAATGCAAACTATACCAAACAAACAACTAAATACAAGAACATTAACAAAACAAATTGAGATGATATATGACACAAATTGCAAAATAAGGACACTAAAAAAACACATCAAACTGAATAGGATTCTGATTCTGAGCTTGATTCTATGGCAACTCATAACAACAGGATTTTTAATATATCAAAACACTGAGCATGAGTTTTTTACTCAATCGGAAAATGAACTTATCATGCAACTTGAGGAAATACCAACAGAAGAGATATAAGGAGAATAAGAAAATGATAACAAAAACAATAGAATTAAGACAATTTGAAGAGTGTTCAAAAGAACTGCAAGAAAAAATCCTTGAAAAACACTATGATATAAACCTTGATTTTAGCTTAACTGATTATAATGACACTTATACTTTAATGATTGAAGAGCAAGGATTTTTGAATCCTGAAATAAGCTATGACTTATCATATTGTCAAGGAAGCGGAGCTTGTTTTGACTGTACTGAATTTGACTTTGACAAGCTATTAAAGAATTATAAAATAAAACATAAAAGCTGGATTTTATCTATTCTTAAGAATTATTGTCAAGGCAGAATCACAAGAAACTACTATGCAACATATTATGAACACGAAAATACAAGGGATTTTCAACTTGAATTATATGATAATTTTACACATCCTAGAATTGAAAAAACTATGCAAGACGTTAGAACATATATTGAACATCTAAGATATGACACTGCACACAAGGTCTATAAAGCACTACAGGAAGAGTATGACTATTTATCATCACCGGAAGCAATAAAAGAAACTTTAATTGCAAACGATTATTATTTCAATGAACAAGGAGAAATAGACTATGCTGAATGATATAAACCTAGATGATATCTGCATAAGAATTGATAAAAACCAACTTATCAAACAACTTAGAGCATTGAATGATAACTACATTGAAAT